CCCGGGGACTTCATACCCTCGATCCACAATTGCCTACCCGAAAGGGGAACTGCCATGTCCATTGAGGATCATGACGTAAGCAACCACTTAGTGGCTGCGTCGAAGGCGCCTTATTCTAAGGAGCCGTGGGGACGTGTTGTGATGTACGTCACGACGGCGTTTCCAAAGTTACGCCCTTTTAAGGGCGTGCTCCTCCAGTACCTCTCGCGTATGGATGCTTGCATCCACGCAGAGGGGAACCAGGCCGTAAGCCGTTATAAGGCTTATAAGCTGATGTTCCTTGAGGTCGTCGGGTCAGGTTTCCTGCCCGATAGGAAGTTTAAGCATGCCATGCCGATTTATCGGCTTGCCATGACCTTCCGTTCAGATCCGTCTTCACTGATGGGTTTGATGACTGTGATGAGGTATTACGACCTCTTCACGCCGCCTCAATCTAAGATTGATGCGGATCTTGAGAAGTTTAACAACGACTTTATTGTCGCTAACCTCTCAGACCAACAGCATAGTTACTCAGTAACTGTGGAAGATGGAGTCTTCGACTTCAAAGCCGAGATAAGGTCTGTGACCTCTACTCGGGCATTCAAGCAATTTGCATTGAATGTACCTTTTCACGATGCCTTTAGGCCTCAAGAGAAAGCTATTCTCCTTGCGAGACATGGCACCGCTCGCTTTTCAAAGCGAGTTTACCCTAAAAGGGTAAAAGGCTTTGCACCTGCTATTGCTGGTGCAACGGCTGAGCTTAGGCGTGCGCATTTGCTCCGCTTAAGAACGGGGGAATCGTATTACGATCTCCTCGCCTCTTTGGCTAATGCCATTGGGGGCGCCTCCTTACCGACTATGTCGTTTAAGGAAACTGAGTTGCCTCCTGAGGGGGCACTCACAGCTACTCTACGGAGAACCGTAGGGTTCGGCAACCCGGGTTTTAAAACCCGAGTGATAGCTATTGGGGATTATACAACCCAATACGTATTATCACCACTTCACTCATGGGCATTTAATGTCCTGAGGAGGGTAACGTCTGATTATACCTTCGATCATACGAAGGGTTTCAGAGCTTTATCCGAGTTTACTCGAGATAAATCATACGTCGCTTGCTTCGATTTATCGAATGCAACCGATGCTTTGCCTGTCACACTCTCAGAGTGTGTACTTGCCGAGGTCTGTCCTAATGGACAGGTTATCGCGCCCTTGTGGCGTCGAGTCCTCACCGAGATTCCCTTTGAAAAGGGATATTATCGGGTTGGACAGCCGATGGGACTGATGTCAAGTTGGTCCGTTGGCCTAGCCCTAACACACCATTTTATAGTGTGGATAGCTGCCCGACGTGCCGGTATCCTGCAAAGGGTACTTGGTAACCCTAAGGGTTACTATGGGATAGTCGGAGATGACATATTTATATGTCATCCTCAGCTGGCATTCTGGTATTCTAATATCATGAATGCACTGGGTGTCAAGATTAATCTTGGCAAATCCCTCCTCGTCTCATCAGAGAAGAGGATAGCAGAGTTCGTTAAACGAAACTCTTATGCTGGCGACGAGATAACTGCGTTATCTCCAAAAGTGATAGTCAAGAGTTACTCTGACTACACCTGCCTTCGTGAGCTTATGCTCTATGCAAGGAACCGGACCTTGATTGGTCCTGGTGCGGATAGCGCTTCGTCCTTCGACGAAAAGGCTCTTGTAGATCTCTATAAGGGTTTTGGATCGAAATTTATTCGATCTGCGATTGGCACTATGTGCACTATCCCGACGATTTACGCCGGTCTATCTGAACTTAGTTCAGATATTCCACAGTGGCCACCGCGGCTAAGAATTCGATTCTTAGCAGAAAAGGCGTTAGTACTCTTAGAGTACTCTATGCACTCCCTCTATATAGGGGGAACCGGCCAGGACCTTTATAATGATTTGGTCCTGTGGTCTCTCGAGGACTTAGTCCCCGAACCCTACTTTCCGAAGACTCCATTTATGGAGTATCTTAGAAAGCAAGGGACAGAGTCGCATCGCCTCTTCTCAGAGGTTGATGTTGAGCAAAACCATTTAATGGCTGAGCTCTCAAGCAAGGCTTTCGAAGTCATCACTAGTGATGCTTCTGAAGAGTCATATTCCCTATGGGAACATGATTTTCTACAAAGGTTATCTTCCTTTGCTAAGCCCGACACTTTTAAAAGTGTCGAAGCTACCCGGGCAGAGACTAGGTCTCTTGCCTTTAAGATCTTTGATCTTGCGAACAAAGATGGAGGCTCTCCGAGTTACTCGGATATCAGACGACGTTTAAGCCATAGGCTTAAGCATCTTCTGAAGAAGTTTTCCTTCGAACTTCCCGCACATTCCTCTATAGAGGAAATGTACAGTAATCTCTTCTCAGAAGAGTTACCGGGAGTGGATAGCGCTTAGCGCTACCTCACATAATCGTACTGCTTTAGCAGCCGAGAT